GTTAGCGGAGATTTAAAACTTTTTGCAGTTCCCACGCTGTTTTCCTCCAAGCATCTACCATGCCTTGTAACTTTATTGCTCCTTCGTAATCAGCTTTCTTAGCGGCTTTTTTCTCAATCTCTCGGCATTCATCTATTTCATTGTAGATTTTTACCAAAAGTTTTAAACCATCCGCTAACAAAGTATTGCCGTCAATAGCGGCTTTCTCTGCTTGTTGAAGTATCTTCTTTCTATATGCTTTTTCCATTGTTTGAAATTTTATCTTGTTAATCCGCTACTGCGGCAATACTCGGCACGTTATGTGCTATAATAACTACCTTCTATTGTATGCAGGTTTAAAATGATTGATATAGAACCTTTCTGCTTGACAATTTTCCGTATGTGTTAAATATTCACATAAATACACTTTGTCAAAATCCCTACAATTTTTCCATCCAGATAATCTAAGTCTTAAATTTGTGGTTCTGCCTACATATATTATTTCCTCATTGTGTGTAAGCATATAAACAAAGTTTCTATATCTTACCTGAGCGGGTATTTTGGGTATTTCCTGCTTACTAATTACAGCACATAACAGCACATTGCCAAAAGTGGGGGGTTCGTGTTTCAAATCAACATTTGTGGTCATATCAAATTCAGTTTTTCAATTAAACATTAATGGTACAAAGCCCCACCTTCGGCAATCTGCAAACCGTTAGCAGCAACCCTAAAAGAGCCTCGTCTGTGCCGACTGCATCTTGAAATGATTAACTGCATTTTTATAATATGTTTCGTTTATTTCAATCCCTGTAAATGAAAACTTTTCTTCCCACGCTGCAATGGCACTATTTCCGCTACCTAAATGAGTATCGAGTATAGTTTGTCCTTCCGTTGCAAATTTGCTTAAAAGCCACTTGTATAGCTGCTTTGGCTTTTGAGTAGGGTGTATCTTCGTTTCTGCTCTTGTGTTGCCTTGTAGCCCTCCATAATAGCGGTAATCAAAACAAAGTGCAGGTTTCTTAAATGAAGTCCATGCCAATTCGCCATCAGCAAAATTTGCAACAGGGTTCTGTTTATACCAAAATATAAAGCATTGTGTAGGTGGTAGCGGAAAATAGTTGCCGCCCCAAACAATTTGATTTTTGCTTACTCTAAATAGTTGTTTCCAGTATTCATCTTGGGGCGTTTCTTTATCCCAATCCCCATTGTGGTATTTATTAGCTTTGTAGCGGTTTCCGTTACTATCTTTATTTGTTCTGTTAAACGCCCCAAAGTTCAATCCATAAGGGGGGTCAACTATTGCTAAATCAAATTGTTTATCCTCAAAAGTTTTCATTACCTCCACACAGTCGGCATTAATCAACCGAATAAAAGGGCAGCTGCTAACATCGGCTATAACCAATGGCGGCTGTGTGCTAATTTGTAAGTTTGTATCTTCGTTCATTCTGTATCGTATTTTGATAGGTTTATTCTCGTAATCCGCCACTGGTCATAGCCGTAGGCGTTAGCCACAATACGAAGAAAGCCTCCGAACGGCAACATCGTAGTATTGTTTTTCCTTTTCAATGCCAATTGATTTGCGATTTAATTTTAAACAAGCAAGGTTTAGCGTACCGCTTCCGCAAGTATTGTCTAAAATCATATCTCCCTCGTTTGTGTAGGTTTTTACAAGGTATTCCATCAATTCCAAAGGTTTTTGTGTTGGGTGTTCATTCTTTGTTTTGTCAGCGTTGGAAAATGTTAAAATACTTTTAGGGTATTTCATTTCGCTTTTATCGCTTCCATTATTAAATAGTGTGCTTTGCCCTAAAGTATCTGTTTTGTGTTGTTTTTTACCTGCTCTACTCCATTTCATCCCAACTCTCATTTGTGGGTTGTATGTAGGTTGCTTATCGTAAAAGCATACAATATCCTCGTGGCATCGCATCGGTTGTTTTTTCGCCAACATTGGGTTCGTTACAGCCACTTTATCCCAAACCAAAGTATATTTAAACATTTTCAAATCATTGCTTATTAATATACTTGTAAATGGTTGCGAAGCAGTTAAAACAATTACTCCGTTTGGCTTCAATACTCTTTTATATTCTTTCCAAAGTTCATTAAGCGGTAAAATGCTATCCCATTTACAAGCGGTTGTACCATAAGGCAAATCGCAAATTATGGCATCTATACTCTTATCATCAATAAAAGGAAAAACATCAAAGCAATCCGCATTAACCAACGTACTGTGGCTAACACGTGCTATATCCCATTTGGGTTTGTTTTGTGGTAAATTCAACATTCGTTCTCGTATTAAAAGTTATTGTAAATTGATATTTCTGTGCTTCGTAATCCCAAACGGTACATACCACCAACGTTACCATTCATTTCACCCTCCTTCCTGTTGATCTTCCAACTATAAAACCACTTAACCACATCAATACCAAAAATACTGCAATCATTAAATCAGTCATTTTGCCACCCTTTTCTTCATTAAATCACGCATCCAAATAGCTCCCTGAATCCAAGCCTTCATATTAACCACTGCTTCGATACTATCGCTGTTTAGGATATTTTCAATGGCATACTGCTCGATTTTTTCATCACTCGGCAAAGGCTTCTCCAATGCAGTTACCACCGTGTCAATGGCTTCTTCGATTTTATCATAATTCAATCCTTCTGCGACACAATGTTTAAACCTTTTCAGCACCTCAATCGCTTCACTAAGTTTCATTTCGTTTCCTCCTATTGTGTTTATATCTCTAAATTTGCATTGTATAGTTATTGCGTTAACATATTGTTAGGTGCAATGCCTAAAACAGCCTCGTCTGCGATTTGAAGTTATCGAAACGCTTGTTTGCGGCATTAAAATATTCCTCATCAATTTCAAATCCGACAAATGAAAGACCCGCCTTATCAGCTGCAATTCGACTGGCTTGGCTTCCGCAATGTGTATCTAAAATCAAATCTCCTTCCTTTGCATAATTAGCATAAATCCAATCATATAGTTTTATCGGCTTTTGTGTAGGGTGTATTGTTCCGTCCTTCAATAGTTCAACCCTGTTTATTTTAACAACCCTTGTGGCACAATCAAAACTACTATATGCTAATTCTGCATCACTCATTGTTAATCCTTCTTGCCCTTTATACCAAACAATCCACCCTTTTGTGCCTTTGTTTAAATGTTCTACAAAGTAATTAGCACCCCAAATGATTTGATTTTTAGATACACGCCACAACTCAGCAAAGTATTCGTTTGTAGGTATATCATTATCCCATCCCTTGAATTTATGTTCCTTTCTGTTTGCTTTCGGGTTGTTCAAATTAATACTTTGCTTTTGCCCATCAATCCCTATCCCATAAGGCGGGTCAACTACTGCCAAATCAAAATAATTGTCGGGATAATGCCGCAAACCCGCTACGCAGTCCATCAAATAAACTTCCGAATAAGGCACTGCACCTAACACTGCATTGCCGCAATGGCGGGTGACGTGCTGTATTTCAACTTTTGTACTACTATCAATCATTTGTGCTGTTATTAAACTTTTGTACTTCTAAACCGCCACTGACGGCAATGCTTTTACGTTATGCTCCATTTAAAGACCTCCGAACATTCATTCGTTGCAATTTGAAATCTGAATGCTCGAATGGTAATTTTTTACGAGACATTGTATAATCAATTTTATCTTTAAGTTCAGCATATTGCGGATATTGTTCAAAGAAAGGTTTAAGGCTTCCATAAGCCTCAAACCTGTCGGTAAATATTGCAAGTATTATTCTCATATAACTGAACTTACTTGTTTAACTGGCATTTGAAATGCAGCCCTCCAAACCATTAAATTTGTGATAATATCTTGCGGTGGCATACATACACCATCTTCGCCAAGTTGTAACGTATTATTACATTTTATTAGCAAGTGGTTTGGATTATTTGTGATAAATGGCTTTCCATCTGCAATATCCATCAACCTTGATTTATCAAATAACCCAAGTGATTCGATTGTTTTGGTAAATGGATTGCATTTGTGAGCCTCAAACATTGGGTTATATTTCTCCCCCATATCTGTTTTAGTTACCACAACTGTTTCAGCATCTAATTTATTCCAGTCAATTTTGTCTATGTATTTCATAACTTTAAATATTAATTACTCTGCAAATATACAACAAATAATTGTACAAGTCAAGTAGAAAAGCAATTATTTTTCATTTAATTGTAATTTTATAATGATTCTAAATAAAAACGGGACATAACCTGCGGTATAGTGCAGTTTGCCATTTGCGGAAGTGGTAAGGAGGAAAAGCCTGCAAAGCAAACCGACACCATACCGCCATCCGTTAGCTGCAACCTTAAAGAATCCTGCGTTCTTCAATTGGAATGTGGTTTGTTGTTGCGTATTGCTTTGCATATTCCATACCTCGACTATATCCATAATCGACATAAAATACATGCTTTACAGCCACTTCTTTCCAAGCCAAGCCAGCATCGATGCCCCATTGTCTTTCTTCGGGTATTTCGTCCTTTAAAATCCCTTCTTGGGTATAAAGTAAATGGCTCGCTATTGGTGCTTCACCTCTCGATAAGCTATCACGTACAGCCATTCTTGCATATTTTACGTTTCTTTCAACGTCCCCAGCGTACGGGCTTTCTAAAATTACTCTAATCATATATATATTTTAGTTTAAAATTCGATTGATAAAAAGGCAGCCGATAACACGGTATAAAACCAATAGCGGTTTCATCGGTTATTGTTGCTTTAGTGCTTGTATTTAAGTCATTCATAATTTGATAGTTTTGTGTTCAGAATCCGCTACTGGTCTTATACCCATTCGTTACCATTCATTTCACCCTCCTTCCTGTTGATCTTCCAACTATAAAACCACTTAACCACATCAATACCAAAAATACTGCAATCATTAAATCAGTCATTTTGCCACCCTTTTCTTCATTAAATCACGCATCCAAATAGCTCCCTGAATCCAAGCCTTCATATTAACCACTGCTTCGATACTATCGCTGTTTAGGATATTTTCAATGGCATACTGCTCGATTTTTTCATCACTCGGCAAAGGCTTCTCCAATGCAGTTACCACCGTGTCAATGGCTTCTTCGATTTTATCATAATTCAATCCTTCTGCGACACAATGTTTAAACCTTTTCAGCACCTCAATCGCTTCACTAAGTTTCATTTCGTTTCCTCCTATTGTGTTTATATCTCTAAATTTGCATTGTATAGTTATTGCGTTAACATATTGTTAGGTGCAATGCCTAAAACAGCCTCGTCTGCGATTTGAAGTTATCGAAACGCTTGTTTGCGGCATTAAAATATTCCTCATCAATTTCAAATCCGACAAATGAAAGACCCGCCTTATCAGCTGCAATTCGACTGGCTTGGCTTCCGCAATGTGTATCTAAAATCAAATCTCCTTCCTTTGCATAATTAGCATAAATCCAATCATATAGTTTTATCGGCTTTTGTGTAGGGTGTATTGTTCCGTCCTTCAATAGTTCAACCCTGTTTATTTTAACAACCCTTGTGGCACAATCAAAACTACTATATGCTAATTCTGCATCACTCATTGTTAATCCTTCTTGCCCTTTATACCAAACAATCCACCCTTTTGTGCCTTTGTTTAAATGTTCTACAAAGTAATTAGCACCCCAAATGATTTGATTTTTAGATACACGCCACAACTCAGCAAAGTATTCGTTTGTAGGTATATCATTATCCCATCCCTTGAATTTATGTTCCTTTCTGTTTGCTTTCGGGTTGTTCAAATTAATACTTTGCTTTTGCCCATCAATCCCTATCCCATAAGGCGGGTCAACTACTGCCAAATCAAAATAATTGTCGGGATAATGCCGCAAACCCGCTACGCAGTCCATCAAATAAACTTCCGAATAAGGCACTGCACCTAACACTGCATTGCCGCAATGGCGGGTGACGTGCTGTATTTCAACTTTTGTACTACTATCAATCATTTGTGCTGTTATTAAACTTTTGTACTTCTAAACCGCCACTGACGGCAATGCTTTTACGTTATGCTCCATTTAAAGACCTCCGAACATTCATTCGTTGCAATTTGAAATCTGAATGCTCGAATGGTAATTTTTTACGAGACATTGTATAATCAATTTTATCTTTAAGTTCAGCATATTGCGGATATTGTTCAAAGAAAGGTTTAAGGCTTCCATAAGCCTCAAACCTGTCGGTAAATATTGCAAGTATTATTCTCATATAACTGAACTTACTTGTTTAACTGGCATTTGAAATGCAGCCCTCCAAACCATTAAATTTGTGATAATATCTTGCGGTGGCATACATACACCATCTTCGCCAAGTTGTAACGTATTATTACATTTTATTAGCAAGTGGTTTGGATTATTTGTGATAAATGGCTTTCCATCTGCAATATCCATCAACCTTGATTTATCAAATAACCCAAGTGATTCGATTGTTTTGGTAAATGGATTGCATTTGTGAGCCTCAAACATTGGGTTATATTTCTCCCCCATATCTGTTTTAGTTACCACAACTGTTTCAGCATCTAATTTATTCCAGTCAATTTTGTCTATGTATTTCATAACTTTAAATATTAATTACTCTGCAAATATACAACAAATAATTGTACAAGTCAAGTAGAAAAGCAATTATTTTTCATTTAATTGTAATTTTATAATGATTCTAAATAAAAACGGGACATAACCTGCGGTATAGTGCAGTTTGCCATTTGCGGAAGTGGTAAGGAGGAAAAGCCTGCAAAGCAAACCGACACCATACCGCCATCCGTTAGCTGCAACCTTAAAGAATCCTGCGTTCTTCAATTGGAATGTGGTTTGTTGTTGCGTATTGCTTTGCATATTCCATACCTCGACTATATCCATAATCGACATAAAATACATGCTTTACAGCCACTTCTTTCCAAGCCAAGCCAGCATCGATGCCCCATTGTCTTTCTTCGGGTATTTCGTCCTTTAAAATCCCTTCTTGGGTATAAAGTAAATGGCTCGCTATTGGTGCTTCACCTCTCGATAAGCTATCACGTACAGCCATTCTTGCATATTTTACGTTTCTTTCAACGTCCCCAGCGTACGGGCTTTCTAAAATTACTCTAATCATATATATATTTTAGTTTAAAATTCGATTGATAAAAAGGCAGCCGATAACACGGTATAAAACCAATAGCGGTTTCATCGGTTATTGTTGCTTTAGTGCTTGTATTTAAGTCATTCATAATTTGATAGTTTTGTGTTCAGAATCCGCTACTGGTCTTATACCCATTCGTTACCGCACATTTAAAGAAACGGTACTTTATGTATAATATAGTCGTTGTGAATAATCGGGAACGGCTTCGATTTTAGCGAATGATAAGGCAAAATATTAAACCCTTTAGCCTCACACAGCTTTTTAAAATTGCCCCAAACTTCTAAAGTCGGGGCAATTACTACTATTACGTTTTGACGTTTCATATTTAAAAAGGGTCTGCTACGAAACCATCATTACACTTTAAGTATGAATTAGTGCAAGAACCATTTCGGTCATAAGTTGCAGCCGCTCTATTCTGTGTGTAATTTTCGCCATTAAAATAGTACACATCAAAATTAGAGTACAAATAATTCCTTAATGATACAAATTCCTCATTTGCAATCATTTTTTCAATTTTCGAGTTTAATTCCTGAGTTGTCATAATTTTAAAGTTTTACCGAAACTGCTTCGTTGCTGTTTCATGATGTAAAGATACAATGTATTTTTCTATTCTACAAATATTTTTGTAATTATTTTCAAAATATTTCTAATTTATTTCAATTCTAAATAACAAAACGGGCGGTAACACGTGCTATACGTCAGTTTTGCAGATAGTTTCGTGCTTAATTGATAGTTTCTGCAAGCAAAACCGAACGCATAGCACCAACGTTAGCGGTCATTTTTTGCCTCCTCAATCTTGTTTCTTATCATATCGCCTCTTAGCAGAAATTCAGCGTCATAATATTTGCATGGCTTCTTGAGGTGTATGTAAACCCTATCTATAGCCTCTCTCAGATATAAAATATACTCATCCTGCGCTTCAATGATCCTATCTTTCTGCTTCAGCTCATCGGAAAGCAGTCCGATATAATTCTCCTGCTCCCTAATCATTGGATTTTTATTCGCAATATCTCCACGCACCGATGGCATCGGGGTTGTGCTGTCTGACAATTTTGTAGTTTTCATTTCTGTTCCTTCTTTTATTTTGCGTTTAAATCGTTTTTAAGCAACTTTAATTTTTAGCCGGTAACTTCATCGACTTTTGACAGAAAGTGTCTTATTCGGGCTGTAGTGAAGCCGTATGGCTAATTAACCACCTTCCGGCCAGTTCCCTTTAAATTTTTCTGAGTTTATCGTCACATTTTTCGGGATCCCGGTTTTCCGGTAGCGGAATAATGACCGTAATTTTCAGTATCCGATAACTCATAATTTTGCGAGAATTTCACGTTTAATTTTTACGGCTTCTGCTATCCGGGCTTTCAGCAGTTCTATATCCACGGGGTCGGCGTCAACGGTCAGGGCCACAAGTCGGTATTCTGGTTCTATCTCCGGGAAGTAGCTTACAAAGTCCCATTCTTTCAACCCCGTTACGGCCATGCACATTTGCACCTGCCAATAATATTCCGGGCGCTCGGCTTTGAACTGATCCACGGTTTTTATCATCATATTTTGAACATGGTGAACCGGGTTTATGGGGCATTTTATCTCCAGCCCCTTCCTATTTGGAAGCATCCGGTTTTCAGCGTCAAATTCCACCACCAAACCATCAGGGGATGCTCCGGCCTCGTCACACCACGGGGCCACGATAAACGGCTGCTCTGATACCGCCACGCCTTCGCCATTCGAATAGGCCCGCTTAGCGTAGGGTTCCAAATCTGTTCCCCGTTGCATGGCATAGGTGGTGATCTCAGGCATTGTGGCGCCTAATTCTTCGGCTACCTTCTCCAAAATGTAGGTTTCTCCGGTCTTTCCGAGGCCTTTTGCACCCATCAGCTTGTGGATTTCAGAGGCGGTAAATTTACCCCGCCTCTGTTCCTTCCATTCGTCTGTGCGCTGGTCAATCATAATTCAATATCAATTATTTTAAATGTCATTGACGTATCCGTTCTGCTCATATCGTCACTTATTGTTAAACTCATATTTTTTGGAATAGCATTCATCCCCATGATTTCAATTAGTTTTTTAATTAAAGAAATGTTCCCAATCCGTAAACTTGTTGCTCCTTTGTAAAGTTTTAACGAATACCCTCTTTTGCTAAATACAAAGAATACCTCTCCCGTGATGTTATTAACTGCAAAATTCAAATAAGTTAACCCTCTGCTAATAACCTCGTTAGTTAACTCTCTGCTAAAGCTTAAATTGGCCTCAGTTTCACTTGATGACGTGATTCTTATTTTATTTGCGGCTATTCTGTTATACCCGCCTTTTATCCTCATTGTTGATAAATCAATGATTTCAACCGGATTTTCTACATTGTAGTTCATAATTGCGCTTGTTTTAAATTGGTTATTAAATTTTTTATTCTGTTTTTCCGTTTGCCCCCATCAGCTTGTGGATTTCGGAGGCGGTAAATTTACCCCGCCTCTGTTCCTTCCATTCTTCTGTGCGCTGGTCAATCATTGTTCCAATGGTTTGATAGCGGCCTCGACTTCCGCGCGCTTGTAATACAATCTCCCTCCCAATCCGTACGCCTTCAGCTTCCCGCGCTTTGTCCAATTATGCACCGTGGACAGATCCACGTTTAACAAATCCCGCACCTCGTTACGGGTCATAAATTCGGTAGGTTGTTTCGGCTGAAAATCGGCCTTCAGTTTCTCGACTTCCGCACGAACCCCTGCGATGATTGCGCTCTGCAATTCTTCCGGGGTGATCTGAATTAACTGAATTGTTCCCATTTTAGTTGATTTTAAATACGTTAATAAATATTTGTTTATTTTGTTTTTCCGTTTGCCCTTCTCACCGTTACCGGCTCGTCGTCTGCAAAGGCGGCTTCTATCGGGTCGTTATCGACGTATTCCACTGCCCCGGATTCCACGTCACGGACTACACCCTGATCGTATTTAACGGCGTTTTGCATTTCAATGGAGAGAATCCCCCACCGGCTGATTAGGCTTTTAAGCACGGTTTTTCTCGCCATACTCTCGAAGTCATCCTTCCATAACCCGAAACCCTTTTTGTAGGTCTGAGAGTAGCGTTTCCCGTGGCGTTCGATCTTCTCAATCGGCCAGTATTCCATTTTCTCAAAGCCGTTAACAAGCCTGAAATAAGCGATGTACCCGACTATCTTATCGGATTTCTTCCCGGAGAAATCAAAGGTGTATTCGCCCGTCACCCGGTTTTCTCCGGTCATTTCACCCTCATATACCTCCGTAACATTGATAGTCTGATACTGCCCGGAGCGCATGGCAAGCTGGATAAGCCCCTTATACATGATTTGAAATGATGCCTGATTCCCGAACGGCACCACGGCGGCAAAGCCCAGGTTTGGATCAAGGGGAAGATTAAGGGAGGCGGCCACGACGGCGGCAGATACTACCGTCATTGGGTCGCACTTCGATAGGGCGGCGGAATTGTTGACCATTACGGCCAGATTCGCGGTAAACCCCGCTGCCCGTTCTTTGAGAATTTCCTCAAATTTTGCCTTTACATTCTGATTCGACAAAAGGCTCTTAACTGTTGCTGGTGTGTTCATAATTTCTCTCTTATTTTTTCGTTGTTTTTTAATAACTCTCTGAATTGGTTTACCCTGCGTTTCCGGTAGCTGTCGAGGGTTTCCCCTTTTTTCAGCACCCCGTAAAGGGCCATTCCGGTTCCTGCAAAGTTGGCATTTGGAATAGGTTCGGCCACGGCCTGGTTGTAAAACTCATTGAGGCCGCGCGTCTGCGGTCGCAGCACATAATCCCTACCGTGCAGGCGGATTATTTTAAGGTCGTCACTCATGCTCGTAGGATTTATCCCAAGTCTGGGGTTTCGGGTAGGAAAACAACTCCTCTTGCTCTGTCGTGTCGTCGAAGATCGCGGCGAATACCAGCACGGCCAGCACGACAAAGCCGATGAAGCTGAAAAACCCGACCAGAATGTCCGTCCATGTGAATTTAGCGGCGATCCATCCGATGATCACCCCCACTCCGAGGCAAAAGCCGCCCAGCAGCCACTCCCCGATTGATTTTGCTTTTTTTATTGTCATTTTAATTACAATTAATTGGTTAATATCTGAAGACTATTCTTCATTCATTATTGGTTATTAATTGGTGAGTCTTCATTGTCTTCAAAGTTTGGGAGGGGGCAGGTTTCTGGTATTTCGGAGCAGTATCTCAGGTCTATATATTCCAATGAGCAGTATCTCCGTATAACCCAATTTCTTTTGTAGTAGATACAATCCTTACACTCTGATATTATAACATCGATTTTTAAGTGTTTCATTGTCATGTCAGTTGTATTAATTGGTAAATTATTGTGATTGCTATTGTCGCTATGGCCACCATCGCCACCCAGCGCCAGTTGTGCCGGGTCTGGGCGTGGAGGCGGTTCAGTCGAACATTGACTCTTCTTTCATCCATTTTTCAAAGTCTTTACCGCGTGTATCAAACTTGTCGGCCACATACCGGCAGGCGTCATAAAATGCCTTGTACTCGCTGGGGTGTTTTGCCCCTGCGGCTTTGGCCTTTTCGGCCAGAACGTGCTTAAAGGTGCGGGTGGGTTTTGTCATTGCTGTTTTTTTTTTAAATTGGGGCGGCCTGCTATGGTAGGCAGAATATACCGCCCCTGGATTGGAATTGAATAAACTATCTTCAGTAGTCAAAATCAGGTTGACTAAACATAGATTCCAGCGCGTGCGGGTCAAAGGAGCAGGAAACGGCCTCCCCTGCCTGATCCCAAACGGCATAGTCGTGGATCGACACAAAGGTCTGGCTCCGGTTGTCCGGCTCCGTGTCAAAGTCGTGAAAAGCGGTGTTAAATTCCCGGGTTAAACTGTATTTAACCCAGTATATCAGGATGTTATAACAGATTTCGGCCAAGCCATCCGTGATCTCGGCACCAACGGTGTCGGATTCAATGCGATCTTTAAGGCGTTTGTAAACTGGGAAAAGCGGATCTCTCTTGCTCATAGCTCTGTAGTATTGTTGATCAATGATTGCAACAGCTTGCGTCTGACCGCCTCAGTTCCTCCATGACGATCTATTGTTTCGCCGTCCAGGTAAATTGTTACGGCTTTTTTCTTTTTACCCGGTGGCAGGGGTTTTCTCCCTGCCGGTGACTTTGTTTTTTTCATAATGTTTCTCCATCCACGTTTTTAATAAAATCCCTATAAAATTCAAAGGTATTAATATCTTTATCTATTGTAATGTTCTCAAACCTCGGATTGTTTGAAAAATTCATTGACCCAACAAAATTAAGTACTCCGGTTTCTGTTTCGATAACAATAAATTTTGAGTGGTTAGCGCAAAATTTGATTTTCACTTTCCCCTTTAAAATATCGTATGCATTTGAGGTAAATATCCATTTATAGGAGTGGGTTTTATCCAAGATTAACCATGCTTCCTTAACCCTACCTGTTTCAACTAATTTTAGCAGCGCATCAATCCCGGCAGGGGTTATGGCCCAGGTCGCGATATAAATATTCCTGATTTCGGGGAGTAAGGCGTTTATTATATTTGGGGAATCAAACCGTTTGCTTATTAGGACAACTTCCTCATCAGGGGCGAAATTTAAAACCAGGTCCCGGATCGTGGAAATATCATCTTCGATTTTGTGTTTTCTTTTGAAATTGTGCTTCTGAATTTTCATGAGCATTTTTTTCTCTACCTTAACCTTATCGGAATAGGTTTGATTTTTAAACGTGACTCCGGAAAAATTAAAATCTAATTGCGTTTTGAACATGAGAAAGGTTTTATGGAGGGTTGCCCCTCCGGTTAATTATCTCTCCCAAATATGAATAACTCCTGACCCCTGGAAACCATTTCTCGTTACAATATAATCTGGTAACAGTTCCCTCATTTTTTGAAAATTGCTCCTAAATGATTCAATCTTATGCGCGGGGTAAATCAAACATATATAATTGCTGTTTACTGATTTAAATTTTGCCCCTACTGCTAATTTGCTGGTTTTTATTTTTTCTACCGTGGTTTCAATTTTTGTTTTCATCGTGTCTTGTTTTTAATTACCCTCCAAAGTTAAACCTTTCATTTGAATTGGCAACACATTAAATCTATTATTTTATATAATACTGATATGTTTTATAACATATAGACAAATAAAAAAGGGGCGGCCACTGCCACCCCTCGCTGAACCAACTAAAACCAACTATGAGAAAACCTCGACCCGTGGCCAAGTATCGTTATTCAAAAAGGTTCAAATCGTCTGCCGATGTGAATCAAATCTTTTTCCATCCGAATACTCCGGGGGCATAAACATTATAGTCGCTTGTGCATTCCCACGTGAACCCCTGATATGTTACTTTTGCGCCAAGTCGGTAGGCATCGTGCGCCCCTGTAGGTTGCACCCATTCAGATATTTCAGGAGTTGTAACTATCACTTGCCACAATGCAGGGGTAACATCAGGTTTCCACCCGTCCTGTGCCTGATGCGCCTGTATGCACTTGTATGTTTTTCCTTCAAAAGTTCTTGTTTCATTCAACCCAACATCCTCGTTAGGTATCCACGCCTGACCCTCTTTTACCTCACGATAGAATGAGAATAAAGCCGGAGTTTCTTCTGGTGTGTAAATGGTTCTGTCGTGGTCTTGCACTACCATTACCACACCTTATGCGTTGGTTTCTGGCTTCTACGCAGCCTGAAAGCAAAGCCGGGAACCGAAATCCGCTTGCGCATCCGCAGGCTCGCAACACGCAAACGAACACGTCAAACCCGCAGCCGCCGAAAGCTCAGCGTTACCACCGACACACAGCATTATTAGTGTTTCCCCGGAAGCAGAATATCCTGGAAAATAGGAATCGCAGTAGTAATGCGAACCATCTGCACCTGATGTTACCGTAGGAACAAACTCTGCCCCCCCACCCATCAATGCAGTTTTCATATAGCCGTATTCTCTTGCCTGATTCCCTACATTTGTGTAACCTGTGTAGTTTGCATCATTCCAAGTTGCTGGGTCATCGCTTATCCATGTTTCCGTTAAACCTCCCGAGGCAACAGACTGCACATTTAGGTTGATACCATCTAGTATATTCCAAACATGACCGAACGGATTTTCATGTCCCCTGAAACGAGGCA